GAAGCCTTAGAGATATACAAACAATTTTTCGTTAATCATAATGACATTGACTCATACACTTTAAGAATGACATTAACATGAGAGAAGACTTTATCAGGATCGCAATGGCTCAACTAAGAGTCAAATACAAATACAAACCTCAGAGACTAGCAATGGCCGCTTTTATGTATCGTAAATGGATAGAGAGAAATGAATCAAAATAAAAAAGTTTTAGACGTATGTTGCGGGCCAAAGGGGATGTGGTTTGATAAGCAAGACGAGAGAGCTTTATATTTAGATAAAAGAAAAGAGCAACACACAAATAATTATCCTAGTGGTAAAACGAACATAAACATATCTCCTGATATAATAGGAGACTTCACAGACATCAAACAACCACACGAGTCGTTTTATCTTGTTGTATTTGATCCTCCACATATAAAAAGAAATAAGCTAGGAATAATAACAAAAAAATACGGTAATTTAGAAGGAGAATGGAAAGAAATGATAAAGCAAGGATTCAAAGAATGTTTTAGAGTTTTAAAGCCTAACGGAACTTTAATATTTAAATGGAGTGAGGTTCAGTTTCCAATAAAAGACATTCGTAAATTAACCGATCACAAACCTTTGTTTGGACATAAGAGCGGAAAGAAAATGCAAACGCAGTAGGTTACTTTTATTAAATGAAGAAACACACGAAGCTCTACTTAAAAGAAATGGGATACGATATTACTGACTTTATCGCTTGTGAAAATTGCGGAGGTCAGGCAGTAGACATTCACCACATACAATCAAGAGGAATGGGTGGAAGCAAACAAGCTGACACGATAGAAAACCTGATGGCACTATGCAGAAATTGTCATTATATTTACGGAGATAAAAAAGATTACAGAGACTGGTTGCAAGATATTCACAATAAAAAGTTACTTGAGAGAAACCGATAAGAACGGAAATCTACGGAAATGGAAAAAGACAATAAAGGAAGATTTGCTAAAGGAAATAGTGGTAGACCTGCTGGAACTCCAAACAAGGTCACAAACAACATAAGAGAAGCATTTCAAAAACTCATAGAGGGTAACCTAGACAATATGACTTTATGGCTATCAGATGTAGCAGCAGATGATCCTAAGTCAGCTTTAGATATTATTTGTAAATTAGGGGAGTATACAACTCCTAAACTTGCAAGAGTTGAAAACAAACTAGAAGCTGAAGAAGGTATCACCGAAATAAAACTAAATTTTGTCGACTCTAGAGATTAATTATGGGCCATTATTCATTAAGAACTGGCAAGCGGAAAGCAAAATTGTAATCAATCAAGGAGGAACAAGAAGTGGTAAAACATATTCTTTGTTGCAGCTCCTGATCGTCAAAGCATTTAAGCACAAAGGCAAAGTATTCACTATTGTAAGAAAGTCACTCCCATCGCTTAAAATGACAGCGTACAGGGATTTCTTTGAGATACTAAACAACCTAGACTTATATTCAGAGACAGACCATAATAAATCTGACTACACATACACTCTTAATGGAAACTTATTTGAGTTTGTATCATTAGATCAACCACAGAAGAAACGTGGAGCGAGAAGAGACTTCTTATTCTGCAATGAAGCAAATGAACTAACATGGGAAGATTTCTTTCAATTACTTGTTAGAACAACTGATAAGATATGGCTTGACTACAACCCATCTGACTCTTTTCATTGGATATATGATAAGCTCCTTGTAAGGGATGATGTAACATACATACAAAGCACATATAAAGACAATCCGTTCCTAGAGCAAACAATCGTAGATGAGATAGAAAGGTTACAGGGTACAGATGATGATTACTGGAGAATCTATGGATTAGGTGAGAGAGGTTTATCAAGAGCTACTGTGTTTCAGTTTAATGTGGTAGATGATCCCAAAGGTCAGTTGGTTTCATTTGGTCTTGACTTTGGATTCACGAATGATCCAACATCACTTGTTCAGGTTTACAAGGATGGTGATGACTTATACATTCACGAGATGATGTATCACACACAGCTCACAAATTCAGACATATCAGAGAAGTTTGCAGAGTTAGGTCTTACAAGATATGATGAGATATGGGCAGACTCAGCAGAGCCTAAAAGTATAGAAGAGCTTCACAGATTCGGATGGAACATAAAGCCTACTGCAAAGGGTGCTGATAGCATAATGGCAGGCATAGACATATTAAAACGTCATAAGATATATGTAACCAAAGGAAGTGACAACACAATCAGAGAGTTTCAGAATTACAAATGGCAAGAGGACAAGAACGGTAACCTATTAAACAAACCGATTGACAAGTTCAATCATGCCATAGATGCGGTCAGATATGCTACCTTTAACAGGCTAAGCAAACCTAATTACGGAAGGTATGCAATAAGATAAACAAAAAAGGTTATTTATAGGATGGAACTCAAAGTAATTGTACCCACTTCATTAAAGGAAATCACACTAAGTCAGTATCAACGCTTTGCTAGGCTTGATGGTGATGATGAGTTCATTAGTAAAAAGATGCTTGACATATTTTGCAATGTTCCGTTGAATGAGTTGCCTAACATTCGATTTAAAGACGTTTCTAAGGTTTCTCATAAGCTAACGAATATGATGAGAGAAAGACCTCGTCTAACGCAAAGATTTAAATTAGACAATAAAGAGTTTGGATTCATCCCTTCATTAGAAGACATTTCCTATGGTGAGTTTGTTGATCTAGATACATACATGGCAGATGTTAAAAACCTCCACAAGACAATGGCAGTTTTATACAGGCCAATCAAAAGGAAGATCGGAAAGAGATATACAATAGAAAAGTATGAGAGTTCTGATAACTACTCACACTTGATGAAGGATGCGCCTATGGATGTAGTGATGGGAGCTGTGGTTTTTTTTTGGACTTTAGGAAAAGATTTGCTAACAACTACCCTGACCTCTTTGGAGAACAGCAGGAACAAGAAGATTTCAGCAGACAAGGAGCATTCGCCAAACGATGGGGATGGTACACTACATTCTATTCGCTTAGTCAAGGAGATGTTAGAAGATTTGACGAAGTCTCAAAATTATCAGCTAGACAATGTCTTACCTTTTTATCCTTTGAAAAACACAAAAGCGAAACAGAAAACAACATACTCAAAAGCAAAATGAAATGAGGCAGTTTTATAAAATCACAGAAACCATAAAAACACAACTACTTGCAAACAGCCAATGTAACGTAGTAACCTTTGGAGACATCTTTGATGTAGACTTAAACAAACAAACTATATTTCCTTTAGGTCATATCATAGTAAATCAAACATCTTTTGAAGGGCAGATTGTAAGAGTGAACTTGACAGTTATGGCAATGGATGTTGTTGATGAAACTAAAGAGAACATTCGTGACCAAAACGATCCTTTCTTTGGCATAAGCAATGAGCAAGATATACTAAACACACAACTGGCTGTCATCAATTCTGTAGTCGTTGAGCTTCGTAGAGGTGATCTGTACAAAGACCTGTATCAATTAGATGGTAATGTGGTATGCACACCTTTTACAGAACGCTTTGAAAACTTACTAGCAGGATGGGGAGCTACGTTTGATGTGCTAATGCCTAACACAGAAATCAGCACCTGCTAATGGCAAGAGAGCAAAACATAAAATCTGTACTAGATAGATTTGCTACTCAAATAGTAGAGCAGTCAAGAAAGAATCTAAGAAAGCATAATGTAACAGGAGCTTTATCAGAGTCAATAACCTATGAAACGGACACAGGGCCAAATTCATTCTCTATGGAAATAGATATGGAGAAATATGGTGAGTTCCTTGATTCAGGTGTTAGTGGTACAAAAAGAAAATACGACACTCCTTATGCTTATACTAATAAGATGCCTCCATCTCGTGTGTTTTCTCAATGGGTAATCAAGAGAGGGTTATCAGGGGTGAGAGATAAAAAAACAGGAAGATTTATAAAGAGAAAGAGTATGCAGTATGCAATAGCAAAAAGCATATACTACAATGGAATAAAACCAACCAAGTTTTTTACAAAACCATTCAACCTAGCGTTTCAACAATTACCTGCTGAGATAGTAGCAGCCTTTGAATTAAACGTAGACGATTTTAAAGCATTTACAAGAAAAACTAAGAAATAATGAGCGTACCAGTAAAAAGTGTTCCTACATCATTAAAGATGGCAAGAAGTCCTATCTTTTACACAGGCAAAAACAATGCACAAACAAATGACACTTTAGATTATATGTCATTGGGATTAAAAGTTTGGTCAGGGTTAAAGTCTGCTGTGCCATCTGCTAACAATTACAGCTTGAGTAAAAACACATCTATCAATCAAGTAATAAATTTTGAAGTTAGCAATTTAATCAAATCAGAGTTCTTGCATGATTTTGATATTTATAATGATATAGGCTATTCACAATCTCCATTAGGAGAGGTGTTATGGACAAACGGAACTGGTGAATGGACATACTCAGACAATGGAGCTGCTCCAGTTACTGCGATTTGGCAAGCTACAACAGGCGATGCTTTTTTAACCACAAGCGGATGGTCACCTTTGCCTAATGTTAGCAACACTTCAGTAACATCTGTTTTGCTTTCTACGCCTAGAAAAAGATATGTTTTAACTTCTAATTATGAATCTTTAGCTCTTTATAACAATAGCAATTTAGATAAAATTGAAATCGTTTGGAATAATGGAGATGAAGGAGAGTTTGTAAATAATGATGGAAGTGCTGATCTTCCTGATGAAACAACATTAAACACTCAAGATCAAGTCATTTATGCTGGTGTTGGGCCAGCTAACTTACAGAATAATCAAGGTATTGCACAAAACTTACAACCTTCTGAACACAACACAGGGGATTATTATGATATTGTAATTAAAGATTCATCAAATAATATAATAAATACTGTAAGGTATGAGCTTACTTGTGAGCCTAAATACACACCTTATCAGATAGCCTTTGTAAATCGATATGGTGTTACAGACTTCATAACCTTTTTTAAAGCAAGTACAGAAGCAGGTAATTTCACAAATAGCTCATTCAAGAAAAGCATCTATCAAGATGGGTTTACAACTGTAAGTCTTCAAGGTGGACAATACGAAGATTTTAACATAAATAGTCAAAACAGCATCACAATGAATACTGGCTGGGTTGATGAGAATTATGCAGAGGTTATTCAAGACATAATGATGAGTGAACAAGTTGCTGTTCTAGTAAACGGAAGTTGGATTGCTGTTAACCCAACAAGAGGAACAGTAGAATATCAAAAGAGTGTCAATGTAGGAGTAATCAACTACACAGTTATCTTCACCTTTGCATTTAATGAGCGACCATTAATAAAATGAATCAAATTGATATTTACATTGGGGATTATAGGCTTGACTTATTTCAAGACGAGCAAATAAGTATTGACCTAGCCATTCAGAACTATCAGGACATCTCTAAGGTATTTACTGACGTTACGCAACCTTTTACTGTTCCTGCTAGTGATTGGAACAATGAGGTAATGCACAACTATTACAGGACAGACATTACGGCCTCACAGATAACAACATCATACGGATCATCTGCAAACACATTTGACTTTAGGTTAAGACAAGCAGCAAGGATAGAGATTAACTCAGTACCATTTAGGACAGGAGTTATTCAGATGAACAATGTCTTGATAAAAGACAACGAGCCAAACTCATATTCATTAACATTCTTTGGTGACTTGGTAAACTTATCTGATTTGTTTGGAGAGGATTATCTCTACGATTTAGATTTAAGTGCATACGATCACACTTACGATGCTACTACAGTACAATCAGGATTTGATTCAGATGCCTTAAATAGTGGTGATATGTTTTACCCATTAATGAGTCCACAGAACAACTGGTTCTATAACAGTTCAGCATCGTCTCACAGCGCATCAAACATTGCTTTTCATAACACACATAGTCATGGAGTAACTTGGAATCAGTTAAAACCCTGTTTGAAAGTAGATAAGATATTAAATGCCATTGCTACAAAGTATGGATTGACGTTTAGCGGATCATTTTTAACTACTTCACCATTTACTAAGTTGTTTTTGTGGCTTCATCGTTATGAAGGGTATTTATTTAATTCAGCTTCTGCTATTGATTGGCAGATCGTAAATTTTAACTCATTAAACTCAGGAAGTGGTTTTGACTTGTCTACAGATACTTGGACAGTCGCTAGTGCTTCTTCTTACAATTTAGATGTAACTGTACAAAACGCATCTTCTGCATACGAATTAGCGATTTTTGTAAATGGCACTCAAGTTGCTATGGCTCAATCCGCAGCTCATGCAAGCTCTTCTGTCACAAGTGATTTTGTTGGAATTAATTTACAAGCTGGAGATACTGTTAAATTATACATAAGACCACAAAGTCCAGCATCATTTAATTATCAAGTAACTCAATATTTAGTTCAAACTTCTAAACCTCCGCAGACTAGCATATTTGATGCTGACCAGTCTTTAGGTGCAACATACAATTTTCAATTAGCAGTTAG